CTATTAGGATTTGACGCTAACTTAGCCGAAGCCTTAGATGAAGGTATCCTAAACGAGTTAGCAGGTGAGCTAATAGGTATGGTAGATGCCGACGTAGACAGCCGAAAAGAGTGGGCTGATACATACGTTAAAGGACTAGACATACTAGGATTTAAACAAGAAGCACGAACTACTCCTTGGGAAGGTGCTTGTGGAGTTAACTCTACTGTTTTGTCTGAAGCAGCTATTAGATTCCAAGCAGAGACAATGAGCGAGACGTTCCCCGCAGCAGGGCCAGTACGGGTAAAGATTCTAGGTAAAGAGAGTAAAGAGAAGCTAGAAGCCGCAGAGCGTGTAAAAGCGGATATGAACTACCAACTTACTGAGACTATGGTTGAGTATCGCCCAGAACACGAGCGTATGCTATATAGCCTAGGACTCGCAGGATCAGCGTTTAAGAAGGTTTATTTTGATCCTACCATGAACAGACAGGTAGCTATCTATATCCCAGCAGAAGACGTTATCGTGCCTTATGGTGCGTCTAATATTGAGTCTGCGGAACGTGTTACTCATGTAATGCGTAAGACTAAAAATGAAGTACGAAAGTTACAGGCCGCAGGTTTTTACGTTGATGTAGACTTGGGTGATCCGTCTCCGTATCACACAGATATCGAAGAGAAGAAAGCTGAAGAAGGTGGCTACTCTATAACTGATGATGATCGTTATAGCATCTACGAAATACATGCTGACCTTATCATTGAAGGTGTAGATGAAGACGATGATGAAATAGCAAAACCTTACGTAGTTACTATCGAGAGAGGCAACGGCGAGATATTATCTATACGTCGTAACTGGGAAGAAGAAGATGAGTTGATGTTAAAGCGTCAACACTTCGTGCATTACGTATATGTCCCCGGATTTGGCTTCTACGGCCTTGGACTGATTCACATAGTTGGTGGGTACGCTAGGGCCGGAACCTCGCTTATACGGCAACTGGTGGACGCTGGTACCCTGTCCAATCTTCCGGGGGGCTTAAAGTCTCGTGGGCTACGTATTAAAGGCGATGATTCTCCAATTGAGCCGGGGGAGTGGAAGGATGTTGACGTGCCTTCAGGTAGCATTAGAGAGAACATAATGCCCCTTCCTTATAAGGAGCCTAGCCAAACATTACTAGCATTACTAAATCAGATTACCACTGAGGGTCGTCGTTTAGGTGCTATCGCAGATATGAACATTTCTGATATGTCTGCAAACGCGCCAGTAGGTACCACACTAGCTTTGCTAGAACGTACGCTTAAACCAATGGCAGCGGTACAGGCTCGTGTACATTACGCTATGAAGTTAGAGTTTAAGATGCTCAAAGCTATCATGGCAGAAGAAGCACCAGTTGAGTACGAGTATCAGCCTTCTAGAGGCGAAGTATCTGCACGGCAGTCAGACTACTCTATGGTCGATGTAATCCCTGTAAGCGACCCTAACAGCTCCACAATGGCACAACGAGTAGTACAGTACCAAGCTGTGTTACAGATGTCACAACAAGCTCCCCAGATATATAACCTCCCTCAACTACATCGACAGATGATTGAGGTGCTTGGCGTTAAAAACGCTGACAAACTAGTACCTACGGACGATGATGTGAAACCTACAGACCCCGTAAGCGAAAACATAAACGTGCTAACTGGTACCCCCATAAAAGCGTTTCTTTATCAAGATCACGAAGCTCATATTGTGGCGCACCAATCGTTTATGAAAGACCCCATGATCGCTCAGTCTATTGGGCAGAACCCACAGGCACAGCAGATTATGGCAGCTCTCAATGCTCATATCGCAGAGCACTTAGGGTTTAGATATCGCTCTCAGATGGAAGAGAAGCTGGGCGTTACCTTACCTGCGCCTAACGAATCCCTACCAGAAGATATCGAAGTACAGTTGGCTAGACTTGTAGCAGAAGGCGGTAAGCAGCTTACAGCTCAACATGAGCAAGAAGCAGCGCAGAAGCAAGCTCAACAGAAGCAGCAAGACCCTGTTATACAGCTACAGCAAGCTGAACTACAAGTTAAGCAGCAAGAAGTACAACGCAAGGCTCAGAAAGATCAAGCCGATATGCAGCTCAAACAAGCCGAGTTACAGCGCAAGACCCAGAAAGATCAAGCTGATACGGCAGTAGACATGCAACAACTTGAGATAGATAAGCAAGAGTTGCAGATAGACGCCCAGAAAGCGGGTGCAAAACTAGCGGCTGATAGAAGAACCGCTAGCAATAAACTTGACCTTGATCTACTGAGAGAGGGCAAAAATAAACCCAAGGAGTAAATATGCAAACCGTCTTAGACGTGCTTAAAAAGAAAATCGAGGATGATGTGTCCTCTGCAACAGAATTTCTAGGTAATGGAGGAGCTAAAGACTTCGCTCAGTACAAAGAAATAACAGGAATGCTACGAGGTCTCACTTCCTGTTTGAACCATGTAAATGACCTCTCGCGCAATTATTTGGATGATGATAATGACTGATTTAAATAAAGTAGCACCCGAAGTTACAGAAGAAGAGTTAGACGCCCAACTACCTAAACCCGTGGGATACAGGATTTTAGTAGCTTTACCAGAAGTAGAAGATACCTATGGTGATAGTGGCATCATTAAATCTAGTAAGGAAATGCATAACGACCACATTATGTCGATTATGGGACTTGTCTTAGATATGGGCGATGGTGCCTACTCTGACAAAGAACGCTTCCCTACTGGGCCTTGGTGTAAAACTGGCGATTATGTAATGTTCCGTATGAACACTGGAACACGATTTAAAGTTGGTGGTGTTGAATACCGTCTTATGAACGATGATTCAATTGAAGCCACTGTAACTGACCCCCGTGGAATATCACGAGCGTAAGGAGTAATTAGTATGGGATTTCAACCAGTAGAGTACTCGTTCCCACACGAGAAAGATGATGATAAAGTGGAAATAGAAGGTTCTAGCGCCATAGAGATTGACTTATCAGGTAAAAGTAAACCTGAAAAAGAAGAGCCAGAACCGGAATCAGAAGCAAAGGAAAAAGAATTAGATATTGAAGTTGTAGATGATACGCCAAAAGCTGATAGGAACCGCAAGGCTTCTGCGCCTCCAGAAGAGGTTACTGATGAAGAACTTGAGGACTACTCAGAAAAAGTACGTAAGCGTATACAACATTTTAGTAAAGGCTACCACGATGAGAGACGCGCTAAAGAGCAAGCTCACCGAGAACGCCAAGAACTAGAAAACTTTGCTAAAACTCTTGTTGATGAAAACAACAAACTAAAAGGTAGTGTAGAGAAGAATCAAACAGCTTTACTAGAGCAAGCTAAAAAGAACTCAGCTATTGAGATACTTGCTGCTAAACGCTCATATAAGAGAGCGTATGAAGCTGGAGATTCAGACAAACTACTAGATGCCCAAGAAAAACTAACAAATGCTAAGATAAAAGCAGATAAATTAGCAGATTTTAAGGCAGAACCTTTACAAGAGTCAGAAGTTCCTGTACAAATACCTCAACAGTCTCAAACTGTAGTCGATACCAAAGCGTCCGATTGGGCATCAGAAAATTCTTGGTTTGGCGATGATGATGAGATGACTGCTTATGCTATGGGTGTACACAACAAACTTGTTAAACAAGGTGTGGATACCACAAGCGATGATTACTACGAGGCTATTAATGCTCGTATGCGAAATACCTTCCCTGAAGAATTTGGGGAAACTGAAGAGCCAGAGGCCAAGACGACTAAGAGACAGTCAAATGTGGTTGCCCCCGCTACGCGGAGCACAGCACCAAAAAAGGTGCGATTAACGCAAACACAAGTAGCTATCGCTAAGAAACTTGGAGTACCGCTTGAACTATACGCCCAAAAGGTTGCTGAAGAGATGAGGAAAATATAATGCCTACGAACAGAATTGATAGAGAACTTGAAACCCGCGAAAAAACAGTCCGTAAAACCGCTTGGACTAGGCCAGAGGTATTACCCTCTCCTGCCCCCCAGCAGGGCTATGCATTCCGTTGGATTCGTGTAACCACTCAAGGAAACGTCGATGCTACAAACGTCTCATCCAAGATACGTGAAGGTTGGGAACCCGTTAAAGCGTCAGATCACCCCGAAATTACGCTTGTGTCTATCGAAAACGAAAGATTCAAGGATAACGTAGTTATTGGTGGCCTGCTGCTTTGTAAAGCTCCTGATGAAATGGTCGTTCAACGTAATGACTATTACAATCAACAAAGTCAGGCGCAAATGAGTTCCGTAGATAACAATCTTATGCGGGAGAATGACCCCCGTATGCCGCTATTTAACGAGCGGAAATCGCAAGTTACTTTTGGTAAAGGTAGCTAAAATAAATATTTATGGAGAATAATCATGGCTAATATTGCCGCACCGTACGGGCTAAAGCCTGTAAAACGTGCTGATGGCCTGCCTTACGCAGGTGCTACTACCCAGTACTTGATTGATCCTGCCGGAGAAGCTACTAACATCTTTAACGGACAGGTTGTGTTTATCGGGGCTGATGGATACATCGCTATCGCTACTGGTACTGGCGCTAATGCTGGAAACCAAGCGTTCCCAGTTGCAAACGCATTTACTGGCGCTTTAGGCGTATTTGTTGGGTGTGAGTATGTAAATGCTCAAGGTCAGTTGATCTTCGCTCAATACTACCCTTCTGGCACTACTGGTGTTGTTAAGGCTTACGTTGTTGACGATCCAAACGTATTGTTTCAAGTTCAGATGGATGGCG